CGTTAATGGTCTTGTAGAAGGTGTCAACTTAACCAACGGTTTAGGCGAACCAGAGATTAGCAATAACTCAGGTGATGTCATCTATGTTGAAAATAGAAGACTCATCACTCGTGCTGCTGACCAAATCGAAGATATCAAACTCGTTATTGAGTTCTGATTTTATTTTTACTCCGCTAAATACTAGAGACTAGATACTAGTATTTGGCGGAGTACGATGCCTCAGAAGACGAACCTTAATGTAAATCCTTATTACGAGGACTTTGACGCGAATAAGAATTTTTATAAAGTTTTATTCCGTCCTGGGTACTCAATTCAAGGAAGAGAATTAACACAACTTCAGTCTATTCTACAGAATCAGATTGAGAGTTTTGGTAAGTACTCATTCAAGCAAGGGGATTTAGTAATTCCTGGGGAAGTTGGATTAAACAATAAACTTGACTATGTTAAGTTATCATCAGTTTCCGAAGTTGCGGTTAACGATGGTAATGATAACATTGTCTATAAAAAATATGACATCTCGCAGTTGGATGGTAGACAACTAAGAGGTCTCACTTCTGGTGTTATTGGCAATGTAGTATCAACAAAAAATGCTACAGAAACAAATGCCGACACTTTGTTTGTTATCTACACAACTAGTGGTAATGCAAATAACGAAACTACTTTCCGTCAAGGTGAAACATTAGAAGTTATTAATGGTGTTAATACACCTTTAATGGTGGTTGGAACCGATGGATCTGTCCTTCCAACTGCTATTACGGTAACCGATCCAGATACTGGCACAGAGTCATCTGTTGTTAGTCCAGCAATGGGTTTCTGTTCTGCTGTTAAGGTAGAAGAAGGCATTTATTTTGTCAATGGATATTTTGTTCGTAATGATGAGCAGCTGCTAGTTATTGATCCATATTACAATGCTCCTAGTGCAAAGGTTGGTTTCCTTGTAAATGAAGATGTTGTAACTCCAGAAGAAGATTCATCACTCTACGATAATGCGATTGGATCTTCAAACTTTTCTGCTCCTGGGGCACATAGACTACAAATAACGTTAGATCTGAAGAAGTATGATCTAGACGCGCAGACAGACAAAAACTTTATTCAACTTCTCAGAGTTAAGAGAGGAGTAATTCAGAAAAAGGTAGTACAAGCAGACTACTCACTTCTTGAGCAAACCCTAGCAAGAAGAACTTATGATGAGTCTGGTGATTACGTTGTTGACAATTTCTCTATTGATATCAGAGAATATGCACAAAAAGAAAATAACAATGGTGTATATGCTGCCGACTCAGAAGGAAATTTCAATGGTCTGAGCGAGCAAGATGCATCTGAAAAGATGATTGCTAATGTAGGACCTGGAAAGGCATACATTAGAGGATATGAGATTGTCAATAAAGAAACAAAAACACTAGAAGTCAGCAAAGCAAGAGAAACTTTAGATAGTGATAATGTAACGATCAAAACTAGAGGTCTTCCTACATACTCTATTTCTAATGTTAGCGGTTCAATTCCACTGAACGCAGAAGGATCAGATCTTACAGCATATCCAGATGTAGAGTTATATAACATCTATAACGATGCTACTATTGGTCAGAATTTAGACTTTACATCCTCCCAGAGATTTGCAGACGATGCAAATGACAGAATTTCTACGATTAATCGTAGGGGATCGATGTTTACAGATAGTGATGGTATTAAGACTTTCACTCTAGAAATTAGTAAGCAGACCCTAGTAGATAAGATCAATCCTGCAAATAATGCTACCCCAACAATATCGTTCACTGATATTTGTGACTCTAATAATCAACTCTATACTGTTGCCACAAGAGCATCTGGTCTGCCAGAAGCTTACAACACATATAAGGTAGTTGGATTTAGTATCAAAAAGAGACCAGATGTTAGCCCTGGTGACGCTAATAAGAATTTTGCTGAAATCACACTTCTAGGTAATAAATCACAACTAGATGCTCTAATTGAATATGATGCCGAAGATGATGGAGAAAGAAGATTCTTCTTCCTAGGAACAACCACTGGCGCAGGTCAGGGTCCTATCTCGACATTTGCATATTCGACTTCTACAGTAATTCCTGGTGCATCATCACAAACTTATGCTAATGTATCTGGCATTTCTTCCGCAAATGGGGTCAATGCTACGTTTACTATCGTTAGAGATGGTACTGGAGCGATCACAACTGTAACAATTACAGATACTGGTAGTGGTTATACTCCAACTGAAACTATCACGATTTTAGGAAGTTCTATTGGTGGTGTTGATACAACCGATGATCTAACTATTACTGTTGCTACAATCGTTCCAGTTGAGAAACTAGGATATATTGTTGATTATAACGAAGTCATTACTCCACTTATTGGAACCACAAAGCCAAGTAATTTTGTATTGAAAGAAAAAGGATTTGGTTTCAACTCAGATACTGATATTGTTGTCTCTAAAGGCACTCTGTCAAATGGACAAAAAGCATACAATAGTATCTTTGGTCTATCATATTTTGCTCCTACCTTCTTCACAAAACTGACTTTAGAATCTCAACCAGCGTCTGGATTTACTCCAGGTGAATATGTTGTCGGATCTACTAGCGGAGCATATGGAATTATTGAAGGTTCTATCGAGTCAGCATTTTCAAGTGCTGGTATCATGATGGTCCGCACTTTATCTGGTAAGTTCAAATCTGGAGAGGTTATCAGAGATGAAAATAATAATGCGGTAAAGATTGCTACTGATAATACAATCTCGCATTTTATTACCAAGTATAGAAGTACTGGTGGATATCCACAAGGAACCGATATTACAATTAATGGTCAGAAGTTTGACACATCAAAAGTAACAGTTACAACAGATACTGGTGGAATTGGATATGTCACATATGTTGAAATTAGAGATAGAGCATCTTTCACTCAAACTTATTCCCAACCTCCCGTAGTAACAGCCACCCCTGGTCTTTCTAATATTGCTCTAGCAGCAAGAATTGATGCAATCTTATTCAGAGATACTGTTGTTACTTATAGTCCACAGGATGTTAAATCTTTTGGAGCACAGTTTGGATCTCTTGGTGTTAATAAGTTTACTGCTGATATTGAGAGCACAAAGACACAATATGTAAACTTTGTTGCTGTTACAGAATTTACTTTCTCTGGAACCAAGGGATTTAAGTTTGTTGAGTGTAATGGATTTGGTGGCGATGCAACCCAATTCCTCAAGCAAGGTGATTATGTACAATACACTGGAACGGATGGAATTGCTGTTCGTAGTGTTGTCCAGTATGCAACCAAACCAGAAGGAACATTAAAGTCAAGAGTCTACTTTGATTCCGCACTTCCATCAGACGTTGTAAACGATAGCATCATCAAGATTGTTCCCAAGATTGATAATTTTGCACAGGGAACTCTAATCTATCCAACTGGCAGTGGCCAAGTATCTTCGATCTCAAGGGGATCTGAAGATTCTAAGATCAAATACTACTACAGAAGAGACTTTGTAACAACTTCCACCACAAGTGGAAACTTTATTACATTTACTGCTCAACTGCCATTTGGAACTCAAAGATTTGTTGGATTCAATGAATCAAACTTTATCATGACAGTTTTAGATCCAGGCGATGCTTCCAATGTCAAAAAAGGAGATATCATCTACTTGACTGCGGATAACATTTCCACCACAAATACAACTGATCAAGCTAGCGGCTTAAATGCTGGTTCTGTTGTTGTTACTTTACCAACTAGTGTTTTTAACGCAACTACCAACTTCCCCAAACTCAAATTGTCTGCGACTCTTGAGTTAACTAAAGCACGTCCAAGAATTAAGACCGCAGTTAAGAACAAGAGAATTCTTATCAAGTCAGTTGGAGATAGAGTTATTCCTTTGAGAGGAGAAAACTATGATACAGAATCAACTGTCATCTCTTCATACTCAGATTGCTTTAGATTAAGATATGTCTATGAGGGAACTTCAGTAGCACCTCCAGATGTTGATACTGCAGGAAACCTAGTAGGTAATGGCACTGACATTACATCTAATTTTACTTTTGATGATGGACAGAGAGATACACTATATGATATTTCCAGACTGGTTTTAAAGCCTGGTTATAATCCACCAACTGGTCAATTAGTCGTTGCTTTTGATTACTTCGAGCATTCACAGGGAGATTTCTGCACAGTCGATAGTTATTCACACGAAGCTGGCGTTACCCTTGAAGAAATCCCATCATTCAACTCGGCAGTTCATGGCATTGTTTCCCTTAAGAATGTTCTTGACTTTAGACCCAAAGTTGATGCAACGTCATTTATTTCTGGATTTGCAAACGTTTCTTCCAGACAATCGCCTTCAACTAACTTTGCTGGAGAAGGTGGTGTAGTGTCAGTGACTCCTGCACCAGACTCAAACCTAGAGTTTACGTTTAGTTTCAGTCAATCAGAGTTCCTCAATAGAATTGATGGCATCTTCTTGAATAAGAAGGGACAATTTGTTCTTAAGGAGGGCAATTCCTCACAGAACCCAACACGTCCAGAACCACTCGATGATGCTATTGCTCTCTACTATCTCTATATTCCAGCATTTACTACTAGCAGCAAGGATGTAAGAATTACTCCTGTTGACAATCGTAGATATACGATGAAGGATATTGGTAAACTTGAGAAGCGTATTGAGCGTCTTGAGTATTATACAACTCTTAGCATTCTTGAGCAACAAGCACTTGGAATGCAAATTCGTGATGATATTGGATTTGATAGATTTAAGACTGGTTTTATCGTAGATAACTTTGAAACTCATAAAGTTGGCGACATCTCATCCGCAGATTATCTCTGTGCGATTGATACTCAGCAGTCTGTCCTAAGATGTCAGAATGCTGAAGATTCACTACTTCTTAAAGAAGTTAATACTAGAAATGATCAAAGAGTAATTGATGGATACCAAAGAACTGGTGATATTGTAACTCTCCCATATACGACTCTACCACTTCTTGGAAATAGTTTTGCTACAAAGACTATCAATCCAAATCCATTTGTATCTCTTCAATATGTTGGAGAAGGAACACTAAGCCCATCTATTGATTCTTGGTATGATAATTCGGTTGAACCTCTAATTGTAGAAAACAATACTCAACTTTATTCCATCTTTATTTCAAAGAATGAGATTAAGGATGCATTCTCAAGTATCTACAACTCATTTGTTGTTAACTGGGTTGGATCTAAAAATTACTTTGGTGAGATTACTTCATTTGGATCAACCAACAGCGATTCTGCTTTCTCCAAAGTTGAGTCTGCTACAATTGCAAGTTCTTCAAACGTAAGTCCACAGAATAATGAGATTGGAAAGGGTCTATCCACAGACACAAATGATAAAGGAACTGTCACCACTTCTCTAAGATTCTTTGCAAGGAGTATCGCTGTTAAGTATGTTGTAAGAAGACTCAAGCCTTCTACTAAGTTATATCCATTTCTAGAAGGTAAGGATATTTCCAGATGGGTAAACCCAGACAATAGATTTACTGGAATCGCTGGTAACTCTCTGTCTGGATTTAATGGACCAATCATTACTGACGCAAATGGTAATGCTAGTGGTATTATTCTGATTCCTGGCGGATATCCCCCACTACAAAATGCTACATGGACTGGAAATGTAGATACGTTAGAATATGATACCACTGCAGAGCAAGTAAGAGTAACGACTGGTACTAAGACAGTTAGGTTTACCTCTAGTTCTTCAAATGAACCCAAAGAGGATTTGGATACTTATGCAGAAGTTAAGTACTATGCTCTAGGAAGACTACCAGAAAACCCAGCAACCATCAATTCAACTGCTCCTTCAACGTTCAAAGCAAACGAAGGTGTGCAGATTATTGACAGTGTAACTGACGTTGAGGCTAGACCAAATCCTCTTGCTCAAACGTTTAAGATTGAAAACTTTGAAGGTGGATGTTTTGCAACTGGAGTTGATCTGTTCTTTAACAAGAAGAGCACAAATATTCCGATCAGAGTTTATCTGACAAATACCGAGAGTGACAAACCAGGAAAGTATATTGTTCCAGGAACTGAAGTATCACTAATTCCAGATACATTGATTCGTGTATTTACTAGTGGAACTCTAACAGTAACTATTGGAGAAACAATTACTGGTAAGACTTCTAATACAAGTGGTCCTCTTGCTAAAGTTCTTGACAGAAATGCTCAAGAATTAACACCATCTAGCAATGGAAATGTTACCCTCACAAATGAGCAGGTGTACACATTTGTTCTAAGCAATCACAACGGCAAGAAATTCGCACAAAATGAGCAACTAATCATTGGATCGCTCACCACTTACAATGCTACCAATAATACTGATCTTTCAGTAACAATTGCAAAAGATTCTGGTAAGGTTTCTGAGTTGATTGTTAAAGAGACTGGATCTAATTATGATTCGGCAATTCTTTCTTTTGAAAGTCCACAACTTCCAGGTGGTAGCGTTGCTAATGGCAGCGTAAGTATTTCAGAAGGAAAGATTTATTATTCAGAAGCAACCCTGTTTGGATCTGAGTATACTGCACCACCATCTATTGTTGTTAAAGGCATTGGTAATGGCGCTGCAGGCGCTGTCATCGAGGCAAAGATTACCATTGATACTCCAGCAGTTAAGATGGGTGTTGCAGTCGATTCTACGGGTGTTACACAGTCAATCACTCCAACAGCATTTACGTTCGCGCATCCTGTATACCTACAGAATAACTCCCAGTATGCATTGGTTGTCGAAACAGATTCGACCGAGTATGCATTGTGGACATCAAGACTAGGCGAAATTGAAATTGCTACAAGCACACCAGTAACAACACAACCTCTTCTCGGATCTGTATTCAGATCTCAGAATGTTGATAACTGGACTGAAGATCTATTTGAAGATATTAAGTTCACTATCCATAGGGCAGAATTTGATATTACCAGAACTGGTGTTCTAAACATCGAAAACGAAGCTCTGAAGTATGAGTTACTATCTCTGAATCCATTTGAAACTGACGCTTCTTCTAATGCTGGCGCAACATCTGATCTATTCAGAAATAGCAATAAAGTAATTAGAGTTAACCACAGAAATCATGGTTTTGAAGATCGTTCGAAGTCATATGTATTCTTCAGAAATACAGATTCTGTTGGCGGTATTCCATCGACTCAATTAAATACAAGACTTTATGAAGTAGAAAGTGCTGGCGTAGATTACTACCACATCCAGAGTCCAACAGTTGCTGCTAGCACTGGAAAGGGTGGAGCAGGTAATGTTCTCGCTTCTCATAATAGAAAGTTTGAGCGTCTATATCCACAGGTTAATTACTTGACATTTAGTGCTACAAAAGTAGAAACAACTGTCAAGACAACAAATATTGTTCCTGTTGATTCGACTACTACAAATTACACTTCATATTCACAAACATCATATGAAAAAACTTTCTTGAATGAGATTCATTACTTCACAAATCAAAAAGTAATCTCTTCCAGAATTAATCAGACACTGAACAACCTAGAAGATTCTTTGAGATATAAGATTAATCTATCATCAACAGTATCATATCTCTCACCTGTTATCGATCTCTCTTCTGCTTCGGTTAAATTATCTACTAACAGAATTGAGAAGTCTAAGGGACAAGAAGATCGTTATGGCAGAAGAGACCAAATCCTTAAGTTCAAGGAAGTATATTACTTTGCTCTTGCAAATCTTCCAGTTGGAGTTACAATCGACGCCGATAACAACCAGGCAGTCGAAGGTTACTTATCCAAAGCAAAGGGAACTATTATCAGAAAGACCGAAGTTGCTGGAACAACAAACATTTGGGTTAAAGTCTCTACCCAAAATGGATTCCAGAAGAATGAGGGTTTGATATTTGGTGGCGCTAATGCATCAAGCAGCTGGGATCCAACTGCTAACCAAGGTGCTGGTGGTGGAGTTGCTGTTGGATCAGATCCAACAAGAGAGATTCTAAGCATCCCAGTATCTTCAACTGTCATTGCAAGAAACCCAAGTACACTAACTGATACTTTTGATAATAAGATTGATGGTGTTGTTGTGTTCTTCGATTCGCAAAATCAGACGGTTAGAGTTAAAAATGACAAGAAACCATATGGAACTCTTGGATATACAGAATCACTCGCCGCTTCAGCAAACTCTGGCAACGCTAGATCTGGAGAAGGTGTAGAAGATGTATTCAGAGTTGGTGATATAATTGCATATGCAGATCAATCAAGTGAATCAAACGGATACTGGGAAGTTAAGGAAGTGACTTATGCAGATGGTATTGAGTATAGACCAGAAAATACATTTAGCAATAGTTCTTCAATTGCTAAGTATGTAACTAAAGAAATTTCAATTGGAAATCCTGGTACAACAATTGACGTTAGAATCACCGCTAACGTTAAGAATATAGATGACATCCAAGTTCTATACAGAATCAAAAAGTCATCAAGTCAGGAAGCATTTGATAACATTGAATGGGAACTCTTTAATGAAACTGGACTACCAGATACTCAAGAATTCCCAACAAGTGAAAACAATATTTCTGGTGTCGTTGAAAAACAGAGTTCTTACCAAGAACTTAAGTACAGCGCAGCAAATCTTCCAGAATTCTCATCCTTTGGAATTAAGATTGTAATGAGATCTACCGATCCTGTTTATGTTCCGAAGATTCAAGATCTAAGAGCAGTAGCTTCTTACTAATTTCCGCATATGGATTATATCAAAGTCGAAGGGCATGATGGTCTCGTAAGAGACCAAAACACTGGTGCCATCTTGAATTTCGATGATTCTGCTATGGAAGCGAGGCGTAAATCTAAACATCTCAATTCCGCGCTCGAAGACATAAATATGTTGAAGAATGAAGTTTCTGAAATCAAAACTTTACTGCGAGAGTTAATCAAAAATGCCAGCAATTAACGTATCTAGAACGGATACCTTTGAACAGCAAAGGTTAAAAATTAATCAAATTGGTGAACAAATTTTTAATGTTACTGCTGGTGGTAGCGACCTTTCCACAGGTAACTTAAAACTTGGTGATGGTATAGTAACAGCACCGAGTCTTGCATTTGTATCCGATGCAACACTCGGATTATACAAACCACAAAACTCTTCGCTGGGGTTTGTATCTGCTTCTAAGAAATTATTAGATTTAAATTTAGATTCGGTAGTTTCTTATCAGGATTTTATTGTTCAGCAAAGAAAACTTGTACAGAATGGATTTTCTGTTATCTCAAATGGTTCCAACTACGACGAGGGAACATATACAGATATTCCAGTTATTGGTGGTACAGGACAAAATGCTACATTTGATATTGAAGTAATTGCTTGGAATGGATCTATTACTAATGCTGGAAGTAATTACTTAGGTGGTCAGTTTTTAACTGTTGATCTTCTTGGAGGAAGTGGAACTGGTGCTACCTGTAATTTTGATGTAGATGGAATTGGTGGGACAGTCACAGATGCTGGTTCGGCATATGTTCCAGGAACATATACGAATGTGCCAATTACTGGAGGCAGTGGAACAGGAGCACGAGCATCTATCGATATCCAGGGAACAGCAGCAATTGGTGGATCTATTACAAATGCTGGTTCTGGATATATTGATAATACCTATGGATTTGTTCAGGCATTCAACGAACCAATCCAGACGTTTATTGTTACTACTATCCCTAATCCACAGGCAGGACAACCTGGACAACCAAACTACATTTACCAGATTGATGGTAATACTCAACCATTATTGACAATGGTTGCTGGTAATACATATCGTTTTGATATGTCAGATCCTACCTTAGATCCATCTGCTGGAACTGATGGTGGTGCAAACCATAGAATGACATTCCAGATGGCAGATGGATCTGGTGTTGATCCAGAATTCGAATTTTACCTAAAAGGATCCATTGGATTTCCAGGAGCATTCCAAGATTTAATTATTAAACCAACAGCGGCAACAGGAACCAATGTAATTAGATACGACTGTGCTAACCATGCCAATATGGCTCCCGCTGGTGGTAATATCACTGTTAATACTGGAACAGTAGGTCAGTATGGTTCTCAAGCATACATGGAACTGACTGTTTCTGGTGGTTCTGTAACTGCTGCTTCGTTTGTTGCAGACGGAAGTGATTATCGAGCGGGAGATGTTTTACAAGTTTCTAACTTGGATATGGGAGGAGCTGGAAACGGATTTGAATATACTGTTTCTGGATTAACATTTAATGGTATAGTGTCTGGAGTAACTTTTACAGATCAAGGTTTAGATTATGAATTTGGTGATATTCTCTCCGCAAATGACAGCGATTTAGGTGGAGGTGGTGGATCTGGATTCCAATTTACGGTTGATACAGAACCAGGGCTAATTAAAAATTTCGCAGTTACAGCAAGAGGAACTGGTTATCAAGTTGGAGATGTTTTAAGTCTGGCACAAGGAGTATCAAATATCTCCACATATCTTCCAGGTCAAACATCGGCATTCTCTACAACTCTAACAGCAGGAACTGCACAGATTACTCTTTCCGATACTTCTGCTCTAGAAGTAGGAATGTCAGTCTCCACTAGTGCTGGAGATACTGGACAAGTAGATCAGGCATCGGTAATTCAAAGTATTGATAGTGCAACACAAATCACTTTAGATATTGCCCCAACAGTAAGTGGTGCAGCAAATCTAATTTTCACTTCTTCCAATCTATTCCAACTTACAGTTCCTAGCACAGCAGGAATGAACATTGGTGATGTCATCCAAAAAGTGTCTGGAACTGGTGTTCTAACAGCAGGAACTACGGTTGGAAATGTGGATGATGCAACAACTATTACTATTTCTGATCAAGCAATATCTCCTGGTAATATCGTAATCAACGTTGTTCCTCCTTTTGGAAATCCAGCAGATGATTTTTCATATGAAATTGCAACTTTAGGAACCATTGATACATTTACAATTAATAATGATGGCAATGGGTACTCGGTTGATGACTTACTTACTGTAAATCCTAGTAATTTAACCCAACCAATTAATATTCCAGTAACTACAAAGTTTGTTCAAACTATAACATTTGTTCAAACAATATCATCATCGGTATTTGCATCTGGAGATCAAATAGAATCTCCAGCTGGTGAAATTAGTAATATCACCACCATTACAACACCAGATGTAACGCCAACCACAACTGGTCCTCTTTCCGCCAATTTAATTTCTGGAAATCCAGTTGTAAATCTTGCAAGTACAACAGGAATTTCTGCTGGAGATTTTGTTGCTGAGGATTCTAGTGGAAATCTAGGAGTTGGTACTATAGTTCAATCTGTAGATAGTGGTACACAAATTACTCTTTCAGTTGCTCCTTTACAAAATGCTTCGGTAAACCTAACATTTACTTCAGATGAGACTGGATCATTTATTGGAATCACAAATATCTCAGGAGGGACAGGAACTGGAGCAACTTTTGATGTTTCCAGAAACTCCATTGGTCAAGTTACATCAGTAACTGTTAATACTGGAGGTCTCGGATACACAAATGGAGATACAATAACAATTCCAGGCACACAAGTTGGTGGTACAAGTCCAACTAATGATATAACTTTAGAAGTATCTTCGGTTAGCACTTCAACCCCATCAGAAATTATTTCTGTTCAGACTTCTGGAGGAAATATTACGAGTTTGCTTGTTGAAAGTGACCAGGGAAATCCATTTACAACCCCTCAGCAAATTATAAAGACTGGAACTACAACACCAGTTTATGATATTGATACCGCTAGTGCCATTGTAATTAGATATTATATTGATCCAGATGGAAATGGAGAACAACTAGCTCCAAGTTTTACCTTATATGTTGGAAGTACATATCGTTTTGATCTAAGTGATCCAAGTAACTCCGCAACTCAATTTAGTTTCAGTACATTCCCTGACGGCACATATTCACCAAGCTTGGCGGAGAATATTACTGTTGTTTTAGATGCTTCGAGTACAGTAGCTACTCTCACCAGTACTAGTGGTCTCGTTACTGGAATGTTACTTTCGAAAGTTAGTGGTTTGGGAGAATTAGATTCTGATACAAGAATTGCAAGTATTGATGGTCCCACTCAAATAACTCTTAATAAACTTCCACTGACATCTGGATCTACTATTGTTAATTTTTCGGGAACTGTTTATACAGATGGTGTAATTCAGGGTCAAAATTACATTGATATCTCTATTACTGAAAATACACCTTCTCTATACTATTATGATGCTAACCAATATCAAGATGCTGGAGGATATGATGGTAGCGAATCTATAATTACAATTGATCCGAATAATCCAAAAACTTTTGGATCTGGATTCCAAGTAAGAATATCAAATATTCAAGAAAGAGATATCATTTCCAGTGAAGTATTAGATGGAACATTTACTGCAGTAAAAGTAGTAGCAACAGAAGGAGAAATTGATGATGTTACTTCAACAACTATATCTACAACGACTCTAGGTGCTTCAACCAGTGTAAATACACCGACCGTAGTTTCTTCTTCTGCTTTAACACTAGATGCAACTTCTATTGTTTGTACTAACGATTTTGAAGTTGGATTGCTTACTGTAGATCATACAACTGGAGATCTAGTAACTGCTGGCGAATTGCAATCATCAAATAGATTAAATGTAAATAATAAATTATTCATTACAGACAATATTATTTCTACTGATGCTTCTTCCGATTTAATTTTAACTGCTCCAACTGGAAGATTGACAAAGGTTTCTGGTTTTGCAGCTATAACAATTCCATCAGGGACTACAGTTCAACGTCCAGCTTCGGCAACTGACGGATCAATCAGATTCAATACACAAACAAATCAATATGAAGGTTACAGTTCAGCAACATCTTCATGGTCTTCTCTTGGTGGTGTAAGAGATCTAGATGGTAATACTACAATTTTAGCAGAAGAATTTGTAGGTGCTAACGATAATACGTTGTGGTTTTATAATGACAATATTAATACAGTAAAATTTACTACAACACATTTAGATTTTAGATATAATAAGTCTATAAGGTCTTCTAGTACAACCGCGCCTGTATTTACTAATTGGACAGCGAATACTCCTGTAACTTCAGGGCAGTATCTTAAGTACAGAAATAATTTGTACTTAGTAACTGCTTCTGGAACTACTGGAACTACTGGAAATGAACCAATCCATACTGTTGGAGCAGTTGCAAATGGAAGTGCAGAACTAACTTGGTCACAACTAGCAGTAGCTCCACTGACATTTGAAGATATTGAAGTTTTAAGAATAGGACCTCTCGGTGGATTGCCAGTTTCGATTAATAATGATTTGAGGTTGGCGAATAATGTAATATCTACAGATATTAACGATCTGGTTATTCGTCCAAACTCTGGAAAGAAAGTAGTAATTGATGCTCCAACTACTTTAGTATTACCAGCAGGTGCTGATGCTGATAGAGGTATTCCAAGTCAGGGATCGATTAGATTTAGTACAACGACGAGTCAGTTTGAAGGATATGATGGAACAAACTGGGGATCTCTTGGTGGAGTGTAGGATGTTAACCAAAACACATATATTATCCCAGAACTATCACCTGGATCAGATGAAG